CCTCGCCGCCAACCAGCAATGGCACCTCTTCGTCGCGGGTGCCGACCAAATGATCGAGGGTGCCCACGACCAAACGCCGAATGGCGTGGCCGTGAATACGCCCGCCGTGTTTGCGCTCTACGATGATCCGACGGTGGACACCACGGTCGTGCCGATTCCCTCGACCGTGACGCGTCGCGGGTCGCACCTGATTGCGCATCGCGGGTGTCTCTACGGAGCCGGCGGCCTCGGGGCCGAGGGCAACCGGGTCTGGGCGTCGGCGGTGCTCGTGCCCGGACTCGAGCAAGCCGCCCGTGACCAAGGCGTCTTTTACCCGGCCACGGCGTTGACGCGGGACTTAGGCGACACGGTGACCGGGCTCGCCGTCGTGCCGCTCTCGTCGGCGGTCGCGGTGCCGACGGCGCCGCTTGCCATCTTCACCGCGGTGACCACGTGGATGTGGCAAGGTGATCTCTCAAGCGATGACCCGCAGGCGAGCTTGGCGCAGCTCTCCGGCGAGATTGGATGCCCGAGCGACCGGTCGATTGTGCCGACCACGGTGGGGGTCATCTTCTGCGGCAAGCGAAGCGTCTACTTGATTACGCCCGGGTCGACCGAGCCGAAAGATATCGGGTGGCCGATTGAAAATGCCATTCGCGCCATTCCCGCCGATGCGCGCGATGCGTCGTGGGCGGTGTTCCACCGCGGCTTTTACAAGCTCGCCGTCACGCCGGCCGGGGCCGCATTCCCGACCGTGCAATGGTGGCTCGACTTGCGCCATGGACTCGGTGACCCGCCGGCGTGGTGGGGGCCGCATACGACGCCGGCGTATAGCGCGTGCACGCGATGGCAGAATCACCCGGCGGAGGATGATCGCCAATGGGCGGCCCTCGGCGCCGGACAAATCCTCGTGCTCGATCAAGCCGGCGTGTACGTCGAGGATGGCTCGCCACCGGTGCCGATTCTCTCGCAAGCCGTGACGGCATACCTCGACGATAATACGCCGCTCGTGCCGAAGCTCGCGAAGCGTGCGCGCATGGTCGCGCGGATTGACGCGGATACGGCGGTCACGCTCACGATTACCGGTGACCAAGCCTTGTCGACGACGGGGTTACTCAAGTTTCATGCGCCGCCCGAGGCGGATTGGGACGTGGCAGATTGGAACGTCGACAACTGGCAAGTTGCTGGGCTTGATCTCGAAGAACTCGAGGTGATCGTGCCGGAGTTGCGTGCCCGGGCGTTTCAAGTGACGCTCACGCATACCGACCCCGTCGGGATTGATCTCCGCGATTTCGAGCTGCGCGTGCAACCGTCGGCACGGGAAACCCGCTAAATGGCGACCATTCAGCGCCCGACCAAGCAAGGCAATGCGACCACCTACCAGGGCAAGGTGGCGGCCGGGTATAGGAAAATTCTCGCCTCGGAGATGGATGCCGATCTCGACCTCATCTACTCGGCATGGAATCAGGGCGTGGATACCGTCAACATCGCCGACGGGTCGATTACCGGCGCGAAAATCGCCGTGGGCGCGATTACCACCCGCGAGCTGCAAGACGGGGGCGTGCTGACCAACGATATCGGCGACAACCAAATCACGTTGGCGAAGCTCGCGCCGGAGGTGAAAACCGCGGGCGGCGATTTGTCGGGGTTCTATCCGAACCCAGCGATTGGCGTGGTGCAGGGTGGGGCGCTCTTTCTCAACTCGCGCGGCATGCTGAGTGCCGTCGCCACGGCGGGGGCGCTCGAAGTCGACGCGAATACCGCCGGCACGACGGCGCACGACACGAGCAAATCGGCGTGGATCCTCCGGGCCGACTATCAGGGCGACGGATTCGAGATTTTCCGCGCGCCGCCCCCGGGCACCGCGTTTACGCAGCTCTTTGGCATTCAGGGCTCGACCGGGAAAACGTACTGTACGCTGGCCGACCAATCCGTGGTCCTCGGACAACTCGGTATCGGTGCCGCCGTCCAGCAAATGGGGTTTGCGGGGATGGGTGCGGGCGTCAATTTCGCGGGCATCAATACCGAGCAGCTCTGCGCGCAAACCACGTGGACGTCGCGGAGCGGGCTCTGGCTCGTGTTTGCCGTCTTGCACGGCCATGTCGGCGTCCCGAGCAGTGGCGCGGCGTCGGGCATGGTGGCGCAAATCCGGCTCGATGGCACGGCGGGGGTCGCGACCGACGGCACGGCGATTGCGCAAAGCGCGTTCGGGTCGCTCTCCGTCGGGAGCGGTGTCAGCACGGCGCCCTTTTCGCTCTCGACGTGCGCGATTGCGAATCCGGGGGCACCGCTCACGGCCGGCGTGCACCGCGTCAAGGTGACGGCGTGGGCGACGGGGCAAGTCGTCGTGAGCTGCGTCGTGGAAAGCGGCTTTGTCTGCGTGGTGGAGTGGGCATGATCGTCCGACGCGCCATCTATGCCGACTTGCCGGCCATCCGGGTCGGCTTTGCGCACCTTGTCGCCGAGCTCGAGACCCATCAACTCGTGCCATACCCGGAGCACGATGCTGGCACCCTTGACGATTTCACGGTGCACCTGGCCGGCCGGATTGGCCGCGACCCGCGTCTCTTGCTCTACGTCGCCGTCGAGGATGAGACGCACCGCCTCCTCGGCTTCTTGGGTGGCGAGGTGTCCGAGCGCGTGCTCGGGTACCCGACCCGCTACGGGGCCGCGCATTGGCTCTACGTGGCGCCGACGGCCCGCAAGCTCGGCGTCGCCCGCGCACTCGTGCGGCTCGCGTGCGAGGACTTGGTGCAGCTCGGCATTACGCACGTCGAGCTGGCATCGCTCACGGGCGATAATCAATGGCTCGAGCGCGGCTGGGCACCCTATCTCGTGCACTTTGTGTTGCCGCTCGAGTCGGTGATGGCGGGGGCGGCGGAGCGACCGCCGGCCCCCGCCCTTGAGCCGGCGCCCGCCGTCGCCGTCCCTGAGGAGCCGGCCCCCATGGTGGCGACGAATGGCAACGGGGCGCACGCCTCCGTCCGCCGTCGCCGGCGGCGGACGCGTACCGGGCGCCCGCGTGGGCGGCCGCGGAAGGTGCCGCGCGAGGAGCCGCCGCCGCCATGAGACTGGTCCGGGCGGCGGGGCCGCGAGACATTCCGGTCCTCGCGCACATGCTCGAGGCGTTGATCCGCGAGCATGAGACGCGCTTTCCGCACGCGTATCCGAAGCTCGAGCCCGCGAGTGCCGCCGCGCACTACGCCGCGGAGTGGCAGAAGCGCTTGCAGGGTGATCCGACGTGTAACGTGTGGCTCGCCACCGACCGAGACGTGCGGGGGTTTTTGGCGGGAGAGGTGAGTATCCGATCGGTCGGCGAGCCACCGGCCGCGTTCTTCGTCGAATGGCTCTACGTCGTCCCCGAGCACCGGAAAAGCGGCATTGCCCGCGCGCTCTTTCGCGAGGGCGTGATTCCCTATTGCCGCCGCCACGGCATCACGGTGGCCGAGGGGCGCCACGTGCCCGGCGACCCGCAATGGCGCGACCGCGGCTACGTCGTGACCGCGCTTTGCATCATGCGCTCGATTGACGATCTGGCGGTCGACGTGGCGGAGCGTGCATCATGACCGAGGATTCCCGGCGCTATCATTCCCGAGCCACTCCCGAGCGGCTCCGCTACTACGGCAAAGACACCTCGAGCACGTCGATCGGCTCGCCCTACGGCGGGCTTCCGATGACGATGGCGGGCCGGCTCTCGAAGCAACAGCTCTCGCCCCTCTTGATGGGGCTCGGCATGGGCACCGGGAAACAGGCGCAACGCTTGCAGCAAGCAATTGCAAGTGGAAAGGCGCAAGGGCCGCTCGCGTCGGCTATCCGGCAAATTCAGCAATACGCCCCCGGCGTGATTGGGGGCGCCACGGATATCGGGCGGCAAGTGGCGCAACAAGGCGGGCAAGCGGTGCAAGGGCTCGAGCAATCCATTGCCGCCGCGCAAGCACAGCTCCCGCAATGGACGCAAGCGGCGCAAGAGGGGTTGCAGGCATCCGAGCAAGGGTTGACCGGGGCGCAAAACGCTTACAACCAAATGCAAGCCCTGATGCCGTCACTCAACCAAGCCGGCCAGGCGGGCATGACGGCGGCGCAGCAAGCCTTGACGGCGGCGCAAGGGGCCGTCGGTGGCCCGGCGCAGCAAGCCGCACAAGGCGGCGTCAATCTGGCGCAACGCTTTGCCAATCAGATGGCGTCGCCGATTCAGGGTGAGGACCTCTACCAGCAAGCCGCTCGTCGGGTGATGCAAAATGTGGGGGCCGGTGCCGCGGCCCGCGGGCTCGAGGCGGGCGGTGCCGGGCAGCAGGCGCAATATGAGGCCATGACCAATCTGGCCAACCAATTCGGGCAGCAGCAAGCCGCCAACCGGCAAGCGGCGCTCACGGGATTGACCGGGGCGACGTCGAATCTCGGGAACATTACGCAACAGGGGATTACCGGGCTCGAGGGTGCAGCCACGGGTGTGCAGCAAGCGGCGCAAGGGCAAGCCGGGATTGCCGGCAGCCTCCTCCCGTTTGTGCAAGCCTTGCAGCAAGGCGGCGCCAACGTGCAGGGTGCCGCGCAAGGGGGCGCACAAATCGGCATGCTCGGGCCGCAAATGGCGGGCCAGCAAGCGAGTGCCATTCAACAGCTCGGGCAAACCTTGATGCAGCAATATGGGTTGCCGATGCAGGCGACCGGACAGCTCCTCGGTATCTTGACGGGTGGCGTGCAGCCGAGCTTGTCGATGCTCGAGGCGACACGGCCCCTGGCCTTGCCGAGCTCGAAGGGCACGCACATCCTCTAGCGGGGGCAGATATGGCGTGGGTCGCACCAGCATTGACGGCGGTCGGCAACGCGGCGGGCACTGCGGGCACAGCCATCGCGAATACCGCCGGCACCGTGGGGACGGCGCTCGAGGGTGCCGTGCCGGGGCTCTCGGATATCGTGCAGGGAATCGGGACGGCGAGTGCACCGAGTGAGGCGGGCTACTTGGCGAGCCTCGGACAAGCGGTGCCCGAGGGCGTCGATTTGGTCGGCCCGTCGCCGACG